CTACTGCCATAGCAGAGTTATTAATTGTCTTAGGAGGATTCCATACTTTAAGATCGTATCTGTAAGACAACATCTTATTGCAATACCCAGTAGATGTTAAATCAGGATAGTAAATCTCTACTTGATATTTTTTAGTATTGTTAACCACATGAACGTGTTGTATGTAGTTAGAGTTTAAGTTGGAATAAAAGTAATTCTTTAGCTTTTGATTAGCCAAAGATACAAAGTTACTTCCATCAAATGCCCAAATATCTCTAGCATCAACTCCATAAACTACATCATCACCATTATCCCAACAGTTTTGATTAAGTAACCCTCTACCCTTTTTGAAAGGAGATATAGCAAATACAGGTGCGTTATAACTTTGGTAAGCTATTGGAGAAAAGATAACTGTATCCCAGTAGCTACAAACATAAAAGTTAGGACCCAAAGGAAAACCATCAATTATTGGACCTCTAACAGGAATTTCTAACTCGTTAGCAGTATTGGTAAGAGTTGGTGCCCAGGTTGCAGGAACACCAGTATTAGCAAAAGACTGACTCCATCTTACTGAAGTAGGATAGTTCTTTGTTGTTGTTGAAGTATTTTTAGTTAAGTTACCCGCAATAAGAATATTACCAATATTTGGAGAAGAAAATTCTCTAACAAATGCTGCGGTAACAGATGTAATACCTAATGATGTTTCATAGTTCCAAACATAAATATTTGGGCTTTGGTCAGGGTATGAATTGTCATACAGACGGATTTGGCTGTCTGATGGCAATAAATACATTGGCGGGTTAATGCTATCGTTGATGATAAACACTTGACCAATCCAAGATCCTGTTATTGATGGATTAGATGAATACCCTGTACCAACAAAAGGTGATGGAGGAGTTATTGTAGAAATACCTGCGTTATCTACTTTGTACCAAATTCCTGCTGAAGTAGCAATGATATAAGTCCAGTTATTGTTGTATCTAAAACCACCTTCAATAAAGATTATGTTTCCAGTTATTGCAGTTAATATTGATATTTCACCATCAACCTTTTTTAACCCACGAACATCTGCCTCAATGTTATAACCATTGTTATATTCACTTGGCAATAAAGCATTACTTGGAACATCAGGAGTAAAACTTAGATTGGCAAATGGAACTCTTAGTGGTGTATAACCTTCAGCCATGATTAACCTTTATGCAGAAGTTATAGTTTGCCAAACAGATCCTGTGTATATACAAAGTTTGCCAAGTGTTGAATCAAAAACAATATAACCCGCAGTAACTGTTAAAGCATTTTTTTGCGTAGTTGTTACCACAGGTACTTGTGCGCCATTTGTACCATCTAAAACAATCATATTAAACTCCTAATTGCTTTTGTGAAGCAACTTTAGCCTCATATGCTGATACTACTGCATCTGTCCACACCGCACTAGCAATAGCAGGTACAGGTGCAGGATCAGATTGTGCTTCTGTGTCTCCTGGGCATCTAACCCAACGATGAAAATTTCTTGCAATCTCAACACCATCTTTGGTGATGACTTCTGCTTGACGTATTTGAATAGTTCCGTCTTCTAGCACTTCTGTACGATCTATTACGTTTGTTGATGATAGTGTCATTTTGATTCCTTAGAATGTGGCTTGATAAACTGCTGTAAAAAATATGCTAACTGAAGCTGCGGTAGACCCACTTAATGCGGCAATATTAGAACCAATAACTTCAGTTGCAATATCTGAAATTCCTGAATTGTTAACAATTCTTCCTACAATACTTAAACTTGGAGATGTTGCTAAACAAGCAAAAGGCAAAGCAGAAATAACACCTCCTGCTGATAAAGCAACAGATGTTGATCCACCAACTTTTCCAGTAATATAAACTGTATTACCTATTTTTGTGTAAGTACCAGAGGAACTAAATGTTCCAACAACAGTTAATCCAGCACCCTGAGTTGGTGTCCATGTTCCTGTCTCATAGTCATTAAGCGTACTATTAGTAAGTGCAGAGGAATTACTAAATACTATGCCACCACCATTTTGTAGCATCTGTAAGTTATTACCAGTAGTAAACCCTGCTACGTTACTAGTACCATTATTAATAATGACATTACCAGCACCACTACCTGTAATTAGATCTATGTTAAGTTGACCATATGCCATGTTATGCTCCTACCTTTGCTTCTAGAGCTGTTACTTTTGCTGAGAGTTTGATTTCGTTCATTATGTTCCTTAAGCTATGTTAGCCGCTTTTAATCTTGCTCTTAGGGATTTCAACTCTGCAATAATGTTAGCCATTATTTCTGGAGAATCATAAGCCATTGATTGGTATACAGGAACAGTTCTTGTACCCATTACAGCAGGAGTTGTAATATTTCCTTGTTCATCTTTTACAGCAGGAGTTACTTCATATTGCTCTTCTTTTGTTGCATCTTTTGTGCCTTGAACTGATGACGGAGAAACCAATTGCACTTCGTCAGCTATAAACCCAACAAAAGGACTTCCGTCAGATTTAAAAGTTCCAACTTTAGGTTGCAAAGCATCTATAAAAGAACCTGATGTAGTAAGTTCACCAGTTACATTTTTTAATCTGTAATCAGATGGCTGATTTAATGTAGTAACAGTTCCATTTGTTGTAATACTTCCCGCTGATGTGTATGAAGTATTATAGAAAAATGAAATCAAAGAAATTGTTCCACTTGCTGCATTGTTCCATAATAACAATGGATTATTACTAGCACTTCCTGTTGCTTTGAAAGCTACTGTATTTCCAGAACTTACTGCTGATAATGTAGATTCGTTTATTAAAGCTGATGTTGTTCCAATGAATAAATGACTACTATTATCTAGTGTCATTGCTTGGGTAAATGTAATAGTTCCCCCTGCAGTTCCTGATGTAGCTATGTTCCAAAAATGAGATCCTTGATATTGCTGATAATAAGAAGCATTTACAGAAGATGCAGCATATTTATATCCACTGTTGTAATAAAAGTTAGACCCTAAAAGAACATTCCCAGAACCAGCTCCCCATAAAGAATTTCCATTACTTCCAACTTCTATTGCCTTTCCTAAACTCCAAGTTTCTGGCGTAACTCCTATACCTACGTTTTGAGCTGTATCTATTGTTACCGCAGTAGTAGGTGTACTACCTGTTTGCAGTTGTAGTGAACCACTTGTATCACTATTGATTACTGCACCACTAGTTGATGTACCTGCTGAAATGAGAGTTGACATTAAATTACCCCAATCTTTCTATTTAATAAACAAGCATCTAAATATGCACTTCTTGCGCTCTAAAGAATTACCCATCTTTGTCCTGTTGCTACTGTAATAGTAATTCCAGAATTTATACTTACTGGACCTACACTTAAACCATTTGTTCCTGCACCAATTGTATAACTTACGTTAGCAGTAGAGTTATTTACTTGAATAGCTCCACCCGCTTGTGCGCCACCAATTCCACCCCATTGACCATTTATATAACCTTCAAATTGATTAGTGGTTGTGTTAGCCCTTAACATTCCTGTAGAAGGAGATCCTGCACGTTGAGCAGTAGTTCCCGCAGGAACTTGAATTTCCCCTGTACCTGTCATAGTAATGTCACCAGATGCAGTAAGGGTTGTAACGCTTGTAGCACCTGTTAAAGCAAGATTATCCCCAGATTGGAGTTCCTCTATTTGCGTACCACTTATAACTAATGGAATTCTTGCAGTCATTTCTTTTCCTTAAACAAGAGGAACATTCACAATCGTTCCACCATATAGTAAAACTTGTATATAACTATTTACCGCCAGTACAACCCTTGTTACCCCTGTGTACAACAATACTGGCAAACCAGAATAAGCAATAGGACCAGTAGGTCCTGTCGGACCAAAAGTGCCTGTAGGACCTGTTGGACCAGTCGGACCACCATAAGGACCTGTTGGACCCAAAGGTCCCGTAGGACCCGTGGGACCGCTAACAGGCGGTGCAAAATAAAGAGCAGGAGTACTCCAACTAAGTACAGTTGGTGCAATAGAGTTAACTACTGAAACAGATACCCAAACATCATTACCAGTAGACGTTATTGGTGTTGCTGACCATCCAGTTGGAGGAGTTCCTACATTTGTAGTAAAGTTCCAAGAACCACCAGTTGGTGTTGCAGGTTGAGTAACACTTTGAATGTAAATAGGCCATATAAAATAGGTAACTGTGTTTACACCTGGGTTACCATATAACCCATTGTTTTCACCATTCCCAGAATAATAGCTACTTGTTATCATTTAAGTCTTCTTGCATTTGTAATAAGTTGTTAATTAACCTAACGTCCGTAGGGTTTAATTCTACTGCTTTCTGACAAAATTCAATTGCTTTTCCCTTTAGCCCAATATTCCACGCAGAAATACTGGCTAAATCCCAAGGTTTTTCAGTCCAAGCACTTGGATCCATTGTGTAAACCGCTTCCTTGTCTGTTATTTTCAATGCAGTCATTGCACTTGAATAACACTCTTCCCACATAGAACATCTGTAAGAATACATTGCCAAATCTAACCAAGGTTCTCTAGTGTTAGGAGCTTCTGCACAAGCCAACCTGTACCATTTTAGGCATTCCCAATGGTTAGCCAGTTCTTCATAGCTTTTGCCTAATAACCTCATTGCATAGCATCTTTCATTAATCCAAGTGGCTTCAGGCATTTTTAAATACTTATGTAAAGCATCTATAGCCTCTTGCCAACGATAATTAAAGGTTAATTCTCTGCAATGATAAAAAGCATTCCTTGGACAATGTGGATCTTCTTTAACCGCCATCTCTAGTAAATCCATATACTGACCTCTTGATTTTGTTGGATCAGGTTTATGAACTACTAACAACATATCTGTTTGTGCCCAAACTTCTGAAGTTCTTGGGTCTGGAATTGGATACTCATGAACTGGGTGCTTCCACATATAACCTTTTCTTGCATGAATCTTTTCATAGTAAAAGGCTATTCCTGCTCCCCAATCAAACTTATATCTTAATCTGGTTGTTTCAGGTTTCCAAACCCGTTCAATCTCTTCTCTCCAACCAGGTTGCAACTCTTCATCTAAATCTAAACTAATGCAAATATCAATGTCATCAGGTATTGAAAAAAGCACAGTTTCCCTTGCTTTATCAAACCTCCAAGGACTAACTCTTACATCATGTACAACAACATTTTCATGCTCTAATGCCAATTCAACTGTTTTATCTGTAGATCCAGTATCACCAATCACAATAAGATCTGCATCTTTTGCTGACTGACAAAACCTATTTACAAACTTTTCTTCATTCTTAGATATCGCATAAACCGCTATCTTCATAATCTAATCCCTATAAAATCAAAAATCTAGATCCATTCGGTACAGTAACAGTAACTCCATTGCTTAATGTAATAGGTCCAATTGCTTGAGCAGAATAACCAGTAGGTATAACCACAGACGTACTCAAAGTCATAGAGTTAATTATTAACCCTTGAACACTTAACCCACCAGTAGTAGGAATAAGTTTGTCTGCTACGTTGTCTTGGTTAATAGCCATGATTAAACGTCCGTTGCGCCTTGGTATTGAGACATTGTTTTAAGAACTGTGTAGATTGCAGGCATGAGTTCGCCTTTACCTGCTAAGTCTGCTAGTCCAATGTAATGCGCATCTTCTCTTACAGGACTAAGATTTGAATCTCTAGCATCCTTTGAGAAATGCACAGATACCTGTACTTGGATATTGTCTTTGTTTCCAAAGAAGTTGGTTACTCTAGCGTAAGCCTCTGGTGCTGGTGCGCCAAATTGAGTTGTGCCTAAGTTTAGTTTAAGTGCCATGTTAGTTCCTTAATATGCCAATTCGTTAGTTTCTACCCTAGCTGACCATCTAATTGTAGTAGAGGCAACCCCTGTAACTTGTATCTGCAATGCTCCGTTAGTCGTATCTGCTACTGCCGCTACGCTTGATAATGTACCCCATCCTGCTGATATAGCACCAGATGTAGCTCCTAGTAATGTTACTGTTGGTGTTCCAACTAATGCAGTTGTTCCTACTCCGTTGCCCCTAGATATAACACCTTTGATTTCCCATCCCGCAATATCAGTTGTATTTGCTGAGTTGTGCGCTGATATTAATACTCTAAATGTGTAGACAGATACTGTTCCAGTTTGTCCGTTTGGTAATACCATTTGGTTTACTGTACCCGCAGCATTTCCATCAGAAGTTAACGCTACTGCACCTGTTGTGGTTGTAGTAGCAAGTAAATTAAGAAATCCTGATTGATAATAACCATTGCTATAAGCTGCAGTTCCAATTCCTATTGAAACATGGCCTGTAATCCCTCTAGAATAACCTGTAATTCCTCCTAATACAGTAGAATAATTTCCATTTGCAGTATTATATGCACCGCCTAAAACGGAAGATCCTTGATTAGTAGCTTGATTATTAAAGCCTCCAACAACAATTGAATTGTAGCCTGAAGCGGTATTTGGATAAATAGAACCACCACCTCCACCAACAAAAGAAAAATTGCCACTTGCAGTATTTTTTTGCCCTCCACCAACAAAACTGAAATCACCAGATGCTACGTTCCTATTACCCGCAGTACCCGCATCACCACCACCACCAATAAAGCTATATGAGCCTGTTGCTTGATTATTTCCTCCTCCTACTACTACTCCATGAGGTGTGTAGAAAGATAGGGTTGCGTTTGTTGAAGATGTAGCGTTTTGTGATAGGGTAAGAGATGTTCCTGAAATAGCCGCAACGTAAGTTTGATTTGCTATCGGTGTTCCAGTTATGTATTGACCTACTTTAATACTAGCATTTGTGCCTGATAAAGTAACCGCAGTAGAGCCAGATGTAATTGTAGAAGTTGCTTGAGTGGTTACTGCGGCATTAGCAGTTCCACTATTTGTATAACCACCACCTATAAAATTAAGTATTCCCGATGCAGAATTACTTTCCCCGCCAACAACAAGTGATTTAATTCCATTGGCAGTATTTGTTGTGCCTCCACCAACAAAAGTGTATACATTGTTTGAATTATTACTAGAACCACCAGATATAGTAGTAGCAAAACCACCTGTACCAACAGTATTTGTTGTACCTCCACCAATAACCCCATATTGACTAGAAACAGTATTGTTGATACCACCACTAATTGTTGCTTGTGTTCCTGATGTTACTTGTGTAGCAGCAGTTCTACTTGTCTGCCAATCAACCGCATTAGCACCCCTAGCATTACCACCTGTAGCAGTAGAATCTGTTTTTTGTGCCTGAAGTGCGCCTGTTCCCAATGGTTGCAAAACAAGAGGTGTATTTGTTCCTCCTGCCGCTTTAATTGCAGGATAAGAAGCATCCCCTACCACCTGAATATAAGTAGTAGAAGCATCTCCAAGGGTTGATGTTCCTGTGACTTCTAAGGTTGTGAATTTACCTGTGTTAGCAGTTGTAGCTCCTATTACTGTATTGTCTATAGTTAGACCAGTTAGTGCAGATGTGAATGTGGGTGCGCCCGTACCTCCAGAAACTAAAGGTTGTCCGCTAGTACCAGGTGCATTTAAAGCTAAAGCACTTGCTCCAGAATATGTAACCGCACCCGCACTAGCCGTTAAACTGGCATTAGTACCGCCCTTGTTTAACGCTATGTTGTTTCCGTTCCACGTTGCATTGGTTATAGAACCCGCATAACTTAATGTATTGGTTGACCAAGATACGTTTGATGGTGCGGCAAAATGATAATCCCAAGATCCTGCAGCACTACTATTTGACAACAATACTAAAGTTACATAACCACCTGATGGAATTCCACCAGATATTATTGATGTGCCAGAGTTGTTATTTAAAGTAATTGCACCACTACTTTGATTATTATTAAATGTAAATGTTGCGCCATTTGGCAATGTGGTTGCGTTTGGTAGTTGGAATGTTTGTCCACCAGTTCCAGTTACATACCAATTTTGTACAGATGCCGCAGTTAAAACTTGAGTTGTTCCACTTGCAGTTAATCCATTAAAACCTTCAAATAAACAATTAGTTGATAAATTAAAATTAGCATCATAAACCGCAACACCATTTGCTACATTGGTTGCATAACTTGTACCCCAAGCACTACCAGTAGAGTTTGCTATACCTGCGCTAGGATATACAGTAGGTCCTTGAGATCCAGTAGGTCCTGTAGGTCCAGTATTTCCTTGAATACCCTGAACACCTTGTACACCTTGTGATCCAGTAGGACCAATGTTTCCTTGTGCCCCAGTAGGTCCAGTAGGTCCAACATTACCCTGAGATCCAGTAGGACCAGTCGGACCCACAATACCTTGAGAACCCGTAGGACCAGTTGGACCAATTGCTCCAGTCGAGCCAGTAGGACCTGTAGGACCTGCAACTGTGGAATTAGCTCCTGTAGGACCAGTAGCACCTGTGGGTCCAACTATTTGACCTACGTTATACCAGGCAGTTCCATTCCAAATATACAAATCACCATTAGATGCAACAATATATGCATCATCTACGTTATTTCCTGTCGGAGGTAAATCAGCAGGTGTTGCTACAGTACCTTTGATATTTATTGATGTTCCTTGAGGACCTGTAGGACCACCAGTACCTGTTGGACCTGTCGGACCTGTTGGACCTGTAATACCTTGTATTCCAGTTGGACCAGTAGGACCTGTTGCGCCAGTAACTCCTGTTGGTCCAGTTGGACCTACATTACCTAATTGTCCAGTTGGACCTGTGGGTCCAGTATAACCAATATTACCTGTCGGTCCTTGTGGACCTTGCACACCTTGTATACCTTGTGGTCCTTGTGCCCCTTGTGGACCAGTTGGACCAATGATAGTAGAAGGTGCTCCTGTAGGTCCTGTTGCCCCTGTAGGTCCTGTTGCGCCCGTAGGACCAGTTGCTCCTGTCGGACCAGTAACCCCTTGTATACCTTGAATACCCTGAATACCTTGTGGACCTGTCGGACCTGTACTTCCTGTTGGACCTTTTTGCGTAATAGGTGAAGGTGCTGACCAAGTAATAACTGATGGTGTTTTAGAGTTTACAAATGCAATAGACCACCAAATAGTTGTAGTTGGTGAACTAGGAGGTGCATTTAACCACCCTGTAGGAGGTGTTCCTGTATTTGTAGAGTAATTCCATGTTCCACCAGTAGGTGTAACAGGAGCAGTAGATCCTTGATAAAAGATAAACCATTCAAAGAACGTGCCACCATAGTAATTATCTGTACTCCCGTACAACCCATTACTTTCATTAGGCTGAACAACTTGTGCAGTTGCAGTTGAGCCGTATAGTCCTTGTGTTGCCATTATCGAAACGAGTATCTGTAGTTACGGGGTTGGAATTCAGAAGATAAATGTCTATCTCCTCCACTCCAAAGATCTTTCATCGCTTGATCCTCAATTAATCCGTAAGCAGCATCAAATCTTGCATTCCACTTATCTGCTTCAGAAACATTCTTTTTCTTGTCGTAATAAGCCCACAATACTTTATACATATACCCTTCAGGGAATGTTGCAAGAATTGCATTACTTTGAACAATAGGGTTTAGTGAATCTGTTGTTGGGCTAAACAAGAATGGAAAAGCCTTTACATAATATGCAAGTATTGTTGTTCCGTTACCAGGATTAGGAGTAAATAAATAGTTAGGTCCTACTTCTGAGAAATTAGCTCTAATAACCCTTGGAACACCAAAAGGTTTTACATAAAGCTGATCAATCATTGATAAACGAATAATCTCTCTATCTCCAACCCTGTCGTAAATAATCCAAGGTCCAAACCCTGCATTCAATGTGCCTGGAGGAACTTGAGAACTAGGAGTTTGTTGAAAGAAAATAATAGGCCAGTTCATATCCGCAGGGATAGGAGCTAAACCATTTGAATTTGTAACAATCGTAGAAGGATTAACTGGATCGTAAGGATTGCTCCTTAACGCAGGTAAATAAATTGTTCTAAAAGATAACTCTGCAAATTGAATACAGAATTGAATATCCATTGAAGATTGTGTAGGGAGCTTTAAAATAGCCGTAGGATACGTTGGGAAGCTCCAGACTAGGTCAGGGTCAGATACAGTAATTGTGCTTGTAGAGACTGCTGTAACTAGGGTAAAAGGTCCCATTTGGGTTGGAGAAATAAAATCCCCAACTAACACCAATGATGTGCAATCAGAAGCAGTAGTAATGACTCCTGTTAATGAATTGTATGCAGTTGCATTAACGCTTATTGATGTTGGAATAGCTCCTACCCATTGAGCCACTCTTGTAACGAGGTTGTTGGCAGATTGGATAAAAAGAGACATAAAACATCCTCATCGAGTAGGTATTATCGGATTGTAAGGCAATGGTATTTTTCCGCTTGGATGACAAACAAAATCTGAGTAATATTCGTTAACTATTGCGTAAAAAAGAATCTTGTCATCAAAGTCTTGCTTGATTAATTCCCAAGGACGATTATTAAACCACCTAGAACTTATTTCGTGAGCAAAACACTTGGGTAAATCCATAGCATGGAAAGTACCCGCAAAAAAAGGATTGGCAGTTCCGTGAATCTTATAGAACTCCCGTCTTTCTTTACAGTTTTGTCTGATAGCATCTACGTTATGTTGCGTATATTGGACATATCGTCTGCCATCTTCAGCACCAATTTTGTAGTCGATACGATCAGTCTTGAATGTTTGACTCCAAGTGCCAGACTTAACATCATTAAACATTTGGTTATTTCGGGCTAAAACACCCTCAATACCTGCTTCTAGATTACCTTTCATGTAGTAATCTTCGTTAATCTTGGCTTCTTCGTTGTCTAAATTCAATTCCATATCTTCTCCAAAAAAAAGGGAGAGAACCCTTTTGGGATTCCCTCCAATCTCTCAACTAAATTAAGCGAGGTAACGCTGAACTTGGCTAGATGCTCTTGGTGTTGTGATTGGTGTGCCAGTTGTGATAGCAGCAAGAACTGCAACACCTGCTGGGTTACGCACAATCAATGTACCTTCCATGATGTACTGATCCAAAGAAGCATCTGCATTTGAGAATACTTCGTTGTTTGGACCAAGTTCACGCAAAGAACCCCATTGAACAACATCAGGATTCAAGAAAAGAATCGCATTGTTGTTTGAACCTGTCTGATCCATGATCCAGTTGTCATCAATTTGGTATGTATAGTTGAAGTCACCTTCGTATGTACCAATTGTGTCGCCCTTGTCAGCAGGATTGAACCTGTTGATAGAACGTGACTGTGGAATGTTGTCAGAAATTGTGGTTCTGAGTGATGTAGGTACAACCATGTTTGTAATCTTAGCGTTGAAGCGTTGTTCAGCGGCTGTTACCAATTGCTTGTACAGAACAGGAGAGAAAGGTTGGTTAGTTTCGTTAGCACCAAAACTGAAATAACCCAAACCTGCGTTTGACAACAAACCATTGAATGGTACGTTGGTGTTAGTTACAGTTGTTGTGTCTGTACCATCAGAAGCCGCCAAGTTCAATACTGAAACACCATCTGTGTCATTTCCTGAACGTGTACCTGCAAAAGCAAACAAAGAACCAAATCTACGTCCGTTGTTTGGTGATGCGCCTTGAGTTGCTGACTGTCCAGAGTACTTGATTGAAGCACCATCTGCACGAACCATTTGGAGTTCAACGTCAAACATGATCTCAGTTAATTGCTTAACTTCTTGATATGCTTGTGGATCTCCACCTGCTTGCTCAACTGCACGAGCAGTACCAGTTGCACCGATAACTGTTGTAAAGATTTGTGTGTAGTTACCAATGTTGGCACGAGTGTTAGATGCTGCCAAAGAAGAAGTGACTGCTGCACCTTCTAAGTTTGCATTAAGTGTAGGCTGACGAAAATAGTCATTAGGCCAAATGTGTAGCGTAGAGTTAATCTTACGCTTTTTGGACATTGCCATGTTAGTTGTTGGAGTACGATCTTTAACATAGTTAGAGACTGTTAAGTCCATATCTTTAACTACGATATCTGTTTGGTATGGTCCGTTACCATTACCTAGATTTGCTGATGTGATTTGTGCCATGATTTTATAGTCCTAAAAGGTTACTTACGTCTTTGTTTGTTAGTCGCAAGCATTGTTGCCAAAAGTTGCCTAGTTGCATTCTTATCGCCTTTATTAGCCGCCTGTTGAAGTCTCTCAGTCTCTGAAGAAGGTGAGGTTTTCGCTTTAGCTCCAGATTTGATACTAGCCGCTATCGAACCACCCACATTGCGAACTACTGGCTTTTCACGGAACTTCATTCCATCCCGTATCAAACCCAATAAAAACTCATCACTAGAGATCAAATCAATATTTGGAACCCCAGGAACAAGTGTTGCATTCGCACTTTTCCAATCCTTAGATAATTTATCTCTTAATTCCTCAAAATTAGCCCTGTTTGCCAGTTCTTTATCTGAGAAACTTTGCCTAGCTTTATCCAGATTCTGTTTAACATAATCTGCTCTGGCATTAAGAAACTCTTGTACCTTTGGACGATTTGTCTGGATGAACTTAGACTTGTCCTGAATAAGTTGATCATTTTGACGGATAGCTGCATCCGCTTCTGATTTTTCTAATTCAGTTTGTGCCCTTTCACGGATTTGCTTCCATTGTTGGTTATAGCCTTGAAGTGTAATTAGCTCATCTGCTGCTTCTTGCAACTGAGGAACCAATGTCATCTCAATACCAATTTGCAATCCGTCTAGTTCAGCCCTTCTTCTTGACTCATACTCTTCAAAATCAGCTTTTTCAGCTTTAAGTTTTCTAGAGTTTTCGTCTAAAGCACTTGTTTGCCCAAGGAGAGTAGCCGCCTTCTTTGCAGTTAATTCAACGAACCCGCCTTCTGCGTTTTTGTTCGGTATCCTTAACTTCATGTCAGGATTTTGCTCTGCAAATTCAAAAAAGTTTACTGGTTCGTTGTCTCCTGCGGAGGACTCCCCATCTTCTTGATCTACAGTTTCCTCAGTCTCACTTGTACTTTCTTCAGGTTCAACTTCCTCTTCGGGAGTAGCCTGTGGGGATTCAGCTAATGCTTCCTCTTGTCCACCTGGAGGCTCTTTACTGCCAATCACTTGAGGACTGTTCCGTCTATTAACGGCAATCATCTCAGCAATCTGTGCTTCTGGGCTTCCAGTTTGTTGCGAAACGGCCTCTTCGGTTACGTTTTCCATAGTTTATCCTATTTTCCTAAGTTGTTGCAATTCCTCTTTAAGACTTAAGCCTTTTGACTTAGCCTTTTCCAGCTCTCTCTCTAACTTCACATCAGAAAGTCTTTCCATGTATTCAGTCTTTTCTATGAAAGTAATGAAATCCCTAATTCCAATAAGATTATGAGAATACTCAATCTTTTCTTTATCTGTCTTGCAATCTTCAATTCTGTCCATGATGTAAAACCGATAAAGGTTGAACAACAATGCCAAATCATTGTTGGCTAATAATCTTTTTGCAGACTGTGCGTTTTCCGCAACAAGTACCCGTCTGTGAGATGGTGCTTGGCTTTCTGTATCCTCTACCCTAGTTCTCCGATTAAAGTAATCGGTAATATTTCCAATCAAAGTCTTCATAAATCTCCTAGTCTATTCTTACGTCTTTAAGATTACCTTTTTTAGCCGCCATAGCATCAAACATATTGTCTACGTCCATCTGCTGAGTTTCTTTAACAATTTTGCCAGTCTTAGCCTGAACTTCTTGAGTAGTTGCCTGATTAAGTTGTGCTTTAGATTGATGTAATTGATCTTCAGCAGAAGGAGGTGCTTTAGATTTAGCTTGAAGTATCTTCATTGCCTCTTCTAAAGTTGGTAAATAAGCATCAACGTGTCTTACACCCAATACTCTTAATGTATCTTCGTAAGGTCTTCTAGCTTTTTCAAACATCTCAGGCATATCAGGTGTCAACATCATCATTGCTTGTGCAAATTGTTGTTGTGCTTGAGTAATTAACTGTTGTCTAGTTAACCTATTCTCATCAGACATAAAACCTAAACCTAAGTCAATATTAATCATCTTACGATCAATAAACTCATAGTTAGCCATTTTCTGTGCATCTAAGAATGGTCCACCTTTCTCAGAACATATGTGCGCCAACTGCTGAATTGAATAATCATCAGCATATTGGATCATTGTGTGCCAGACCAAATGAATCAAATCTTGTACGGCTATCGCACAGTTTTTAATTAACTCATCTTGGATCAATTGGTTTGGACCCATAGCAGTTTGTAGCTTGAATCCTGAATTACCATCCTTCATAACCTCTGGATTTAGAGAATCATTAGGATTGGTCATTCCAATCATAGCCATGTTGTCTTCTTTAAGCGACTGCATAGCAGACTCAACATAAGCGAGATTACCTTGTAAAGGAGCAAACTCATAAACGTGTTTAGCAGGATCAAACTTACGATCCAAAATAAACAATGCAGATACACCTCTTTGAATTTCTTCAGCATCTATAAATTCTGGGTTAACTCCCATCTTAGGAGTGGAGGCTTGCATTGCAAAAGACAATTCAGCACGTTTAATAGATGTTGCATACTCTTGGATAGGTACTAGACGTTCACCCATAGAGTAACCAAAAAAGTTCCCAGTAATGGGCTTTGGACACATATTAGCCAAAGGAATGAAATCCACTTCCTTGACATACAAAATGTATGAACCTGAGTAACATACCTCAACAATCTCTTCTTCGCCATCGCCATCTACATCTTTCCTTAACCATGCAGTAGTTAACATAACTACTCTTGCATATCTATCTGCACCTTGTGAGGCAATAACACCTTGACCAGGAACTGGGGTTGAATCTCTAGCGTGAAGTGCTAAATCATTCTCTAATGCACCTGCTTGATATGCTCCCGCAGGACCATATGCTGCATGATCAGCAAACTCTTCCATATCAATGAAAGGATACTGAACCTTAGCCTCATGGATGGTCATTGGCTCATAAAAACCCACAAAATCTTGATACATGATCTGTGGGATTGTTGGATTACAAACAAAATAGTGTTGTGCAACGTGTTTAATACGAATATTTGTTTTTGTGCCTGACAACTTATATTTAGCACGATAAACAGTATTATTGCTTATTGCTTCATTGAGTTCTGCGCCTGGATCAACCTCTTGTTCTGCCTCTTGCTCATCTCCAGGTTGCATAGCCTCCATCATGGCTTGTTGTAAATTTACATCAACCTTACGCATCTCTTGTCTAAGAGGTTTTAACCCTTTTTGAGCTGCTTCTATCTCAAATACTTTGAGTTGATCCCTAGTGCCTGTTACTTCTTTGTATTGAATGATGTTTTCTCTAACAGGCATAACCATCACAATACCATTCTTGTGCAATAAGGCATCTTGTGCCCAATCACGAATGGTCATGTAAGAATTATTTTTGTTATTTAAAAAATACTTAACCATATCTGTTGCTTGTTCAGCACCATCTTGGTCAGATTCGTCAAATCTTTCAAATTCAAAGTTTACTTTACCATCTGGCATCAAACATTTTGTAATTACCGCAGTTGCATAGTCAATTCCTGGGGTAACAATAGGATGGATGTAATCTAAACCCCTAATTGGCTCTGTAGATTCAGATACTGGAATGTTTAAATAGTGATAATCAGTAAATCTGTTGTAAGTATTTTTAGCTTGAGTAAGCCTTAAGTAGTCAACCATTTTCATATATGCTTCATGGCATACTTTCTCAGCAATACCACGATTGCCAGAGGGTGAGGCTAAGTTTTCAACTACTAAATTTTGTTTAAATAACATATTTAACCTTTAGATTCTTTGCATTTTGCCTTCAACGACAGGGATTCTTCTTGCCTCAAACGTATTCGCTCTGCTAACTACGGATTCTCCATGTCCTTGAATTAATGCCAATATTCCTATTCTTGCTGAATCTATATGATCATCAGGATCACTAAATCTTCCCATTTCGTCAATAGCGTAGTTTCTAGCTTCATCAAGGAATTCTTTACAACTTTCGTTTACCAAAAGTGTTTTACGCTCCATCATAAGCCTCATTATATTGATTCCGTAGGCTTTGTGGTTAGTTACCTTACCTTGATCATTAACGGGGTTTAAAATTGCGCCTGAAATGCAGTTAAGCCCGTATGAATCTTCAAATACTTCCCTAACGCTTTGCTCTGTAAGAGTATATCGTCCTGCCGTTGCTGCATCGTGAGGTAAAGCAATTGGTACTCCCTTGGATTCTCTATCAAGCAAGTAGTGAACGTATTCATCTGGAGTTTCCCCAGACGGGATTTTGATTTGCCTGTGTAGGTAAATAATTTCGTTGATAGGATCTCTAAAAAAGAACGAGATAACTGTCGGGTCATTCTTAATCCCCAAGTCAAAACTGATTAATCTTTCTAATACCTCATTATTACGCAAATCATGGTCTGTAGCTTTATAAATAGGCCACTCAAGTAAGGGAAACACAACCCCTTTGCCCATTAAAGGAATGCCATTCATACGACATTCCCTTTCCCAAGGCATAAAGTCTCTGGCTAGTTGTTCACGCTCCTCCAAACTAAAAAACGGCTCTCCCCATTCGTTGACAAAGGGAACATCATCCCAAGTGACTCGAACATGAGCATATCCGTCAACTTCGTCCCAGAACTTTCTGACCAAGCCTGACATACCTTTAAGCGGAGTGAACGAGCAAATAACCTGTCCATTTCTTGAAGCTGTTCTAACGACAAGCTCAGAAAAGGTTTCGTCTGGCGGTTGTTCGTCAAGTACCACCAAATCAAGCTCAAATCCTTGTAAATGACGTACTTGTTGTGTGTAGTTGGAGAAATATAACTTGCTTTTACCACCCGTAGAATGCCATACTTCCATAGCAAGCACGTTTTGACCATCTGAACGGATAGATTTAACGTCAATACATTCTCTAGGTATAGACCCAGAACCCAAGCGATAACTTTGTTTAATGTCATCGCAACCCAATAGCTTACTCTGTAGTGTTTTTGCAACTTGTTCCCAGGATTCACCTGCACACATAGCAATGATAGGGGACTCATATATCTTTCCTTTCCAATGCGGGGGATATCTTCCAGTTAAATGAAATGCAGTCTCATAGGTAGAAGCAATGGTTTTACCAGCTCTGTTGGCAGCAATCATTCCCCTGCGACTGAATGTTCTACCTAAATCAAAGAATTTAGTTTGGTAACTAAAAGGCTTAAACCATTTCATTTGGTTGTATTGCATATCTTCAGCAATTTTGTCTGCTGCAATACGCATTACATTGAGTTGATCTTTGTCTAACTCTTTTAGTTTCTTTTTACCACCCGCTAGGTTAATTAGATGCTTTAATGCTCTAGTTTTATATAAGGGTAGTACATAGTTACTGGCTTCACTTTTTGCCATACTTATCCCTAATATCTAGGAATATTTCTGCTGACATAGCAAGGTAATGAATCTCAAGCGCAGACATTGTGCCTATTTCTTTTTTAAGAAATTCAAAGATTTTACGGGCACAAAACTCCGCTTGATTACCCAAACGATTGTTAAAGTCTTCAGGGTCGTATTTCTCTATCAAGCCCAAGGATCAGCAATGTTCTTGGCAGAGACTGATTCAATGTTTTTATCAATCAAAGGCCAAATGTTTGCACCTTTTTCGCCAGTACAGTACATATATAAACCTCTGCCTTTTTCGGTCATTGATCCATCTTGTCTGCGTAACATGATTTCTTCTGTTCTTGGATCATCCCAAGAATATCTTTCAGGTACTGTTTGCCCGTACTTATTGATTCTTTCGCCTACTGCAACCATTTCAGTTGGACCCATAATCTGATATGTAATTACTCCATTATCATATTTACGGAACATAATCTGCACCTTTTTATCTGACTGCGGATGAGTCGGATGAGGCATATTAGTTGCATTGAAATGATGAATTTCAGATTCTTCTGGGGGAAGACTATCGCTCCTTGGAGGAGGAAATGGTTTCTTTTCATCAATAGGAATAATGTCTTTCTTATCTACATACGGATTGTCTGTAGTAATAAAGTCTTGAGGTACTTTCTTTCCCTCTAAAGCATTTTTCGCTGCTAAATATTGTTCTTCTTTTGGTTTACCAATAAGATCAAGTGCAATACCTGTCTTATCGTAAACAAATTGAGATAATTCTTTAGCCGTAGGTAAATCAGCCTTTAAGGCATCAATATCATAAACATCCATTTCTATTCCCTTTATAAAACTTACTCTTTACGCATTTCTGCTTCGTACTTCTCTTTAGCTCTATCAGCATGATGATGTGCTAATTCGTTGTGCTCTTCAAGTCTTTCTTTCTCTGCATA